CGTCTAGGCGCTCAATGCTTCCCACTCCATACTTATCTTGCACCGCTTTCATATCTTCTTTGCTGTCTCTGTCGGCGTTGCGCTCTGGTTCCTGCTGCTTACCGTAGTCGGGCGGTACGATGATTATACAATCCTTGTATTCTTCGAGTTTGTTGCCTTTTTTCAACAGGTGTGATGTTATATATGTGATGCAATTAGCAATTTTAAGCTCTTCACCCGTAGCCTCTCCCTGCTTCTCATCCTCGCTCAGTATGCGCCAGTCTTTGTACTTCTCTGGTGCTGGTAGCTGTAATGGTTCTGTCATATTAAACCTCCTTTATACTAATGTTATAAACCATCAAAAACTCAGCAAACGTCAACCTCCTGCCCGCAGTAACTATCATGTGTTGGAGATACGACAATCACGCTCTTTGACATAATCGGCGTATCCAAGTTGCTCCAAGGCATCGTCGCCATACAACGTGTCTTCGTCATACCATATATCTTCGGCGCAACACCCCCCGCCCATTCGAACGGTAACGCCTTCTTCCGCCCTTCGCTCAAACAGGCGAATCGTCGCAGACAAGTGATCGTCCGTCATATCGCACAGCCTGATCTTCTTCCCGTCTTTTGTCGTGTGAACTTTCATAAGAATCTCCAACAATCGAATCCAGACTACTTCGCTTCGCTACGAGTCTGATTCGTAGCGTTCGGTGTATCGTCCAGCCGCCAGTCATGTTTGCATTTCATCACCGCGCCTCCTGTCCGTTGCTCCGCTCGCGCTCTGCCGTTTTCTAGCTATTTTCTTCGCACCCAAAACAGTTCCCGCACCATATTTCTCTTGATTGGTCTGCGGTAATTCGTTTTTGCTCGCATGTTTTGTGTTCTTTCGCCGCGCCTCCGTCATCCTGTTTACTCATCGCCTGCCTCCTTAATCTCCCTTGAAACATAATCGCTGGTCATCTTCTTTCCGCAGACACACGGGATATCGGTAATTAATGTTTTGTAGTCCCAATCTGGTATAGCATTACCACAAGATGGGCACACCCACTCTTTGTTTGGAGCACTACCAGATGCCATCTTTGTACTCCTTACTCAAAGCGTCGATGTTGTCTCGTATGTATTGAGCGACCGGACAGGTGAAGTCGTTGTCTTTGCCATTGGTCCAGAGCCAGTGCAGGTAAGACGCCGGGACGTCCTGCATCGGGATCCCTTTGTGTTTGCCGTATGGCATGGGGTCAGTGTCTTTTAATTTTTTGGCTAACATGATTCCACCTCCACTTTGCTGATTCCCTTTTCCTGTGTTACTCGAAAGATCTTGTCTCCTGCTTCCACAAGTTGCTCATCGTGAGTCACCATAATGATCTGAATGTTCAATGTGTCTGAAAGCTCTCTTAATAACCCAACAGCATCTGGTATCAAATCTCTCGACAGGAACTTGAGAGGCTCATCCATTATCAACACCTTCCTCAACTTAGGATGGTGCAGACTCCACAATGTCAGACGAAGGCTGAGAGAGACGAGATCCACCATCCCACCACCATTGTCATCCAAAGGGGAGGTTCTGTTCTCTCCGTCAGTAAAGAACAGTTCAGCATAGGTTGTTCCCTTCTTCTCTGTAAACTCAATATCAAATCTGCACTTGTTTTGAAAGACCTCACACAGAGCCAGATTGACAACAGAGCACAATCTCATCTTGATTTGATCTTGTGTCATGGAGGCAGCGGTCTGCAGAAGACTCTGGGCTTTCCTCAATCGTTTGTCTCTTGCTTTCAGAGATCGGAGGAATTGAGTTCGTTCCTTCTTCTGTTTCTTCAGTTGATCTCTGGCTCCTGCTGCTCTTTCGATCTTCTTTTCAAGTTTGTCTAGCATCACTTCTCCAATTCAGGATATTTCTTGATCAAAGCAGTGGTGTCTTTGTCGATGGCTTTCTCTAAGTCGTTCAGCTGTCTCTCCAGATCTTCTAGTAAAGTATTGGCAGCATCGATGTCTTCAGTTCCGGTCGCTTCTTTCAACTGCTTGAGATATTCCTTCCGCTGGCCCTTCAGTTGTTCAAATCTGGCTTTGAATTCTTCCTGCTGTTTCTTCAGTCCCTCAAAGGCTTTTATCTTTTTGGTATCAATTGCCATATCTCGTCCTCCACTTCTTTGTCTATTTTCTGTTCTGCTATCAATCCACGGACATTCTCTTCGAAGTCCACTCCCACTTCTATGGAGGTGTCTGCCAGTGCCTCTACAAATGCCGTTAGGTCTGCCCGCACTTCCTTCTCCTCTTGCATGGTTTCCTCAAGATGTACTCCTGTACAAAGAGGAACATCTACAGGATTCACCTCTTTGCCTCCCATCCACTCGTAGATCCTTGGCTGGTAGTCTACCTGATCGATATTTTTACGGATTAGACAGCCGCAGTTGAGTAGCCTGCCGCTCTGAAAAGGATCGTGGTTGTCTCCGCATACGATGAGATCATATCCTTTCATCTTCTTTTTGATCCTGGAGGCATTCCCGGAAGCAGGAGCACCGGAGAAGGGAGGTCGTCCTTCCCAAGCCAGCACATGGGCAAGTGCTAAAGTTGGAACAGTGGAAGAGTTCACTTCCTCTTTCTCCAGCAACTCCGCTCCGTATGGAAAACCAACAACATCGAAACCAGTACAACCAACAACGTCCCGTGGACTCATAATCAGATTGATAGGTAATAGAGACAGCCCACTATCTTCAATCAACTCAAGACGATGATGGGGGAGGTCGTGCTGACCAGCGACAGCAATTGTCTCGCCCCGACCGCTTTGTATGACCTGTATCACTTTGTTGAGGAACCAATACGGGGGCTTGGGATGCTCGAAGATATCACCGGCAATCAGTATTGGGGGGTGGGTTGGATACTTGTTTTGAAGATCCACTATGAACTGCAACTTTCCAAGACAAGTCTCAGCGTAGTCCTCGTCTCTGCGGGATCGTGGGGGAGTATGCCACATATGAAGGTCAGCGCACAGAATGGCTTTTGGATAAAGAGCCTTTGTTCGTTTCTTTTTTGGTTTGGTTCTCACAGCGTCCCTCCGCAGTATGGACAGACATCAAACTCCTTCAACTGCTTTTCTACCTGCTTCAAAGAGGCTTGGCAGTTTTTCATCTTTGTGTCTGTCTCTTCAATTGTCGTAAGAAGACGATCAATAGTATCCAGTCTTCTGTCCAGCTCATCGTGTTGCTTCAGAGCTTCATCCAGTTTGGAGATCTGCTTGTCCAACTTCATCAGCTTTTCGCTGGACTTGATCTGCTTGTCTGTCTTTAGAAGGCTGTCTAAAGCTCTACGAATGTCACACAATTGGTTTTCTATCTCAGCCGCCTTATCGTCCTCGGCTATAATGGCATTGAGATCCTCTTGCGCTTTAGATACCCACTGCAGGGACTCCAACTGCTCTTCAATCCGTTCCTTTTCAGCTTCTGAAGAGGAGATGTCCCTGTGGACTTCTCTGATGGTTTTGCTGGCGTTTGATAGAGACTCGGTCATCTCTTCCAGATGAGCCACCTTGTTTAGAACTCTTGCGATCTCAGGAGGAGTTTGTGACAACAAAAAGGGAGAGTCTAACTGTCCCTGTATGTTGATATCTGGAGACAGATTCAGAGCCTGCTGGATCTCCTCTGGAACAGATCCTCTGCCTAGCTTTTTGAATACCTCCCCATCCATCCGGTATTCGTTGACTGTAGCTCCTTTCCGCTCTCTTTCTACTACAGTCCCATCGTCAAGCTTGACAGAGACACAGGCTCCTTTCTGACCGTGTCGGATAAAGCTAGTCCCGTCTGGCTTGTTGGTGAGGTTCCATAGCATGGCGCGAAGGACAGCACTCTTCCCGTTGTCTGAGGAGCCAACAATTATGTTTATTCCTGGATCAAACTCCAGGTGGCTGTCCGCATGGGCTTGGTAGTCTTTGATGTCCAGTTGCTTAATCACTCTTTCATCTCCTGCTGTTTCAAGATGGTGGACGTGGCGGGAATTGAACCCGCGTCCGAAATCAAGATCACTCAACCTTCTACATGCTTAGTTCCGTAAGCTGTTCGATCACTTTTTTACTTTCTCTTGCTGCTGTTCCAGTATTTCGATTGCGGTTATGATTGCTTCCTGCTTTCCAGAGATTAGGGACGGGATGATGCTCCTGTAGTTCGACTTGCGGCTGACATCCCACTTGCCTTCCCGTGGGAAGTAGGTGCAGAATGCGTCTGGTGCCAGCTCTGTGAGCTTAGCAAGCAGTGCGCTGGTGTGATCCAGTTCGCGTTGCATATCACTGGAAAGCGCACCCCAATACACCCTTCGATCCGTCGCATAGTAAGTGTCAAGTTCTACCATTAGTTCCCTCCTATAGTCTTGCTGCAATACCGCCAGCGACGAACCACAACCTCGCCAGATCACGCCCTCTTCTAATATATTATACGGTTCTCAATCTTATTTCAGCTAGATTCCATCATTAGTTTTTCTTTGGCGTCGGGCTTTATCAGACCCTTGTCGATGGCCTCTCTTCGTAGACGATCGGTTATGTTTCCAAGGAACGGATCTGGATCTCGAACTGCTTTGTCCTTCAAGTTGCGAGGCAGCTTCGTCCACCACTTCTTAACCTGCTTGTACAACCGGCGCTTGTGGAAATCGGACATCGCCTCTCCCGCTCCTGAATAGTAAATGGCTTGTTTTGTAAAGAACTTCAAATAGCGTGCTCTTCTGCTGTTCATTTATTTCTCCTTTACTTATGTTGTTGGGATGAAATCACACGATGTTGGAACGAGAATAATTTCGCCCAGTATGTTGGCTATGTATGTCTCCTCGCCCTCGTTGTCTTCGCATGCGGCTTCAGCATCTTCAATCGCTTTGTTCCACTCATCGCCGTCATATGTGTCCACCACTGAGCCTCCAGACACAACGATCAGCTTGTCGGTCTTTTTCAAGTTTCGGGGTTTGCTTGCCATCTCTCGCTTCCTTTGTTTGTCGCTAAAACAGAGTGTTATTGTTGTGGGTGACGCGAAGGAATCATCGGCGCGGGACCACCATTGCGAGGTTTTACTTTCACCTCTTCAATACGAGTCACATCAACCCAAACCTCGCAAGGCCTGCCAGTTGTGTCTGTGCTTGTTAGCTGAAGCTGATCACACCCTGTCAGATATGAGATCCCAGCAATAGCGATCCCTGTAAATCCTGTGATTGTATCGGTGTACTCTTTCTTGCCAAGTGTGAATCTAGTTCCATTTAGTGTTATCGTTCTTGTCTTCATCGTTCTCCTCTTTGTTTTGTTATTCGAACTCACTTCTACAAAATTCAGCTATGAACAATCCGTCAGCGTCTTTCTGTTTGTCGATGGCTCCTGCCCATTTTGGGTATCTCTTCTTTCCAAGCTGCAGGCTGTTCTTTTTCAACTCTGCTGGTCCTTTAATTCCACTTGTTAAAAACTTTCTCTGCCACTCTTTGGAATCAACCCACCGGAATCCGAAGACCTGTCCCTTCTTTTTCTGCAGGAGCAGGATTGTATTGAGGCAAGCTTCCATCGCTCGCAGTGCTGATGTGGAGGGAGTGAAACGAGCGGGGTTGACCATTGGTCGTTCCATCATAATGTACACCTCATCTGTCTTTGCTACATATTTCCACAAGGCCTTTGACAGAGCGAGAAAGTTGATACGGGTGATGTTTTTCTTTTTCTTGGTGTAGTCCTGCTCTGAGAAAGTGATCTGAGGGAAGAAGCTGGTCCCGGTTTTCTGGTTGTCGGACGTGGTAATAATTCCAATTGAGCCAGTCACACCATTGTCTATCCCTATGTAAACTTTGACACAGCCTTTCTTTTCCGCTCTTGGCATTTTATCGACTCCTGTTCTTTATCATATCAGGCGTATTCATGCTCGGGTCTTGTTCGATTAAGATGGCTACATCGACAACACGAAAGTCTTTTGTTGTGATTCTACCATATGGTATTATCACTCTGTCTAGGTTTTTGTTATTTGCTATTTCACCTTCAGCTATTTTTTGGGCTTCAGCTATACCTCTTGTGCTTAAGGACTTGATCATCCTTCTGGTAAGTTTTGGCTCTTGTGGTTTTTGTTTTTTGATTTTGTTAGCTCTTGGCACGTTTAACTCTCCTTGCTTTTCTTTTTTCTGAATTAGAATGGGTAACCTTTTTAGACACTATTGGTTCGTCTGTGAATACTCCTTTAAGGAAGCGATCCCACCGACTGAAGTGTTTGCCATCTGTGAAGCTCTTAAAGCCGTATTCACTTGCGATCTCTAACAAGCCATCGATCGATAGAGCTTCGTCTTTTTTTATCGGTAAAGACCAGCACCCAGGAAACGGAAGGGAGACCAGATCAAAGTTCTTTGATATCATTTCACTTTTTTGTTTTTCTATTTTCAAAAATATTTTTGATTCTTTTTTTAGCTCATCTCTCAACCATTTTATTGCTGTCTTTTCTCCAACACCTTTTATACCTTTGACATTATCGCTGCTACAACCAGCAATACATTTCACGAACACCCACTCTTCTGGACTTATGTTGAATCGTTTTGTGAAGTCTGAAGCGGTTATCTCTAAGTTCTTATTTGTGTTCCATATAGACACACCGTCTACTGAAAGACACTGGAACAGATCTTCATCAGCTGACACCACAACAGCATTTGGTTTTATGTTGGCAGCAATAACATCATCAGCTTCATATCCGTGTTGCATGAATTGATTGTTCCATCCTATTGTCGGGAGGATATGCTCTCTAAGTCGATCAAGCTCTTGATAGAAGATTCTGTATTTTTTAATCTCTTCTTCTGTCAAGTCTTTTCTCCTGCCAGCTTTATAGTCGTGTTGTATTCTCTTTCGGAGGCTGTGCTTAGAGTCCCAACAGAACACAAAATCATTAGACTTAAATTTGCTGCCTGTGGTGATAAGTCTCATTAGGAAGCCAAAGACAACACCACTGGGTCTTCCGTTGTGAAAGAGGTCACCAAGTGTGAACAGAGCTTGGTGTGCTATATAAGAGCAGTCAATAAAGATCGTTCTTTTTTCTAAAGATGTTTTCTTATTTCTCAAATCTCTTTTTCCTTGTGACTGAAAGCTCTGACTCTATTTTTTGCCATTCCTTTTCGACGATCACCTTTAGTGTTTCTTCTTTGTTATGGCTCTCTGTCCACAAGATGAGATCTTGCATGGATTTATTCTCTTTGCAGAATCCCTTTGAGTTTATAGAGTTTCTACTGCCTGTCCAATATCCGACACTCAAAAGCCATTCTATATTCGCAGAGATGTCATCAACTCCGTGTTTCGTATAACACACTATCGGAACATCTCGTTTTTTGCCATTGAGTTTACTTCTTGCTGATTTGGCGATTATGTTCCAACCTATTGTGTAGCTCTTTTTCCTTACTGTCTTTTTTATCTGGCCGCCTTTCCCAACAGCAAGCCACACCTCGTGAGAGCTGTAGAACTTCAAAGCCTTTCCACCAGCTCTCCTTTTCTGCGCACCAAAAGTCATCGGATTCATTTCGTCTCTTGTCTGGCTGATAACCAAGAAACCACTATCTGCGAATTTCAATTTAGACTTTGTCTTGCGTAAAGTTTCAGACAATATAGCTGGACCACGTGGATAATCCTTGTTCTGCTCTTTGCCTTTATTCTCCTGTTCTTGTCTTTTGATCTCATCTCGACTTGTAACTGCGTCGTAAGAATCAAGAACATACAAGAACGGAGTGCCCTCCTCTAATAGTCTCCACAAGTTGTTTCTGACATCTTCAATAGTTTCACTTGATCGGAACTCTTCGCTGCCATATAGGTTCCCATATGGGTCTTGAAGTCTGTCTGAAAGCTGATCTCCAAACATCCCTCTGACATCCATCTCGAGTGCATTCTCTGCATCATCATATATTAAGAGGTGGTCTGAATATTGCTCGTCGATTGCCATCTCCATTAAACCTGTCAAAGCGAGAAGGGTCTTGCCTGTGTTTGAATCTCCGACAAGGTTGATGATCTTGCCAGAACCCCACCCACCAAAAGCATCATCACTAACAGCTAAGTTCAACAGAGTAGAGCCTGTCGGGAAATAAACACGACGTTCTTCTTTTTCAGGCTCTACTTGTTCTCTATTTCTGACTTGTTTAGCTGTGCTGAGCACTTCTGCTTTTTTGCTCTTGGATGGGGTTCTAGGCATTTGATCGTCTCCTTGTTTCTACTTTCAGCTATCGACTACGACGAGATCGACGCTTTCTTGTTCTTTGCTTCTCTTCGCTCTTGTCTTCAGTCTCTTCTCTGTCTTCAGCCTCTTCTCTGTCTACAACAGGAGTGCCTTCTCCTGTTCCGCCACAGATGCGACAGGTTCTCCCTCTTGTGTTCTTTCCAGATCCTTCACAAGCTATACAGACATCTGGGTCTTCTGGGGCTTCTTCAGTTGTAGGACTTTCGTCTACTGTCTCCTCTTTGCTTCTTGATTTTCGAGTTTTACTTTTTCTTGATTTCTTCTCACGAGGAGCTTCGTCTTTGTCGTCAGCGTCGTAGCCTTCCATGTCTGAACTATCAACTCCGAGAAACATTTCTTGGATTTGATCATATGACATCTTAACCAAACAGTCGTCGATTTTGATGATGTCTTCTTCCCACTCTTCCTCGTCGAAGTCTTCACGCTCTTCAAACTTAATCTGATCAGGAGTACGAACTTGAAGGATCGGATCTCCGTTCTGTTTTTTGATGTCACTTCCGCGCCATCTAACAAGAACGGTGCTTCCTCCTTCATACTCTGCGAAGTCGATCAGGGCGTCGTCTTCTGCTTCATCAATCGCTTGATTAAGTGCAATGCCAAAAGAGTGTGCACTTATTTCAAACAGCTTGACAACAGAGTCGTCTTCGTCAACAGCAATAACACAGAACAACTCTCGCCATTTTGGCTTAAGAGCTTTCATGTTTTCTTTTAGAGTCTTGTCGTTCCAATTTTCTTCAATAGCTGCTTGTCGTGCAAACTCTTCGCATATCGGACAGGGTGCATTTGAACCTGTTTTTCCCTTTGGCCACTCTCCCCAAGTTTTTGGACACAGAATATTTTGCTTTTCTGCGCCAACACCATAGTGAACCAAAATTGGACGAACTGGCCATATGTCGCCAACCTCAATACCGTCTGGGTGGCCTTTTTGGGTTACCGGATAACACAGGAAGTCAAGCGGCGTCACTTTGTCCTTCTGTGCTGCATCAGGATACCAATACTCTACTCCTTCCGGCAATTCAATATAGTGAGATTTTGCCCCACCATCCGATTGGCGTTCTCTCGTTCGCCGACGAAGTCTTTCTCTGCGTTCTTCTTTCGTACTCATGTTACTCCTCTTTCTTTTCCTTGTTAGTGTTTGTGTTGAAGATCTCTTTTTTTATTCCTTTAGCAAAAGAGACCCCAACAACTCTACCCATAACCCACAGTAGCACAAGCAATGCCATGATTGTAACTACAGTCAACAGTGTGTATATAAATATCACTTCATTTTTCTCCTACTTACTTAGGCGCTCTCCTTCTTGTTCTTCGTTTGGAGCCTGTAGAGCTTTTTCTTTTCTCAGCTACAGACTCAACACTTTGTTGAGATCGTTTTCTTATCTGTTCAGCTAAATCTCGACTACCACCTGATGGAGAGGCGAAATATCCAGCATTAGCTAGTCTCACTAAGTTCTCAAGAGCCTCCTTTCTTTGGTTGAATGCATTTACAGCTGCAAACATCAAGTCCATATTAAGCTTCGCATCACAATATTCTTTATAGGCTTCTCGAACCTTTTCTTCTTGCAGCACATCATTAGCAATCTGTCCCTCAGGAGGCTTTTTCTCGTAACTGTTTCTAAGTCGACTATCAGCTTCAGCTTTTTCGATATCAAGCTCTTCTTTCTTTTTGTCAACCTCGTGTTTAGCTTGCGCCAAAAGTTCGCTATAGTACAGATACAGCTCCGGCTGTCTAACCCACTCTACATCTAATGCATCAGGATCGATCTTGAGATCTTCTCGGTAATTTCTTTCTCTATCCATAACTTCTCCTCTCCTTATTATACGTTATACAAGAAACTTTTAAGAGTAACAATTATCGTATTGCTTTATGAACGCAACTTCTGCCTCCTCTGGCAACATGGGTTTTATTATTATGTGAGGAGCTTTTCCTTTTGGCCCGACAAGCTGTCGAACAGATTCTCCATTTTCAATAAGGTTGTCAATTTCTGCACACCTAACAAGATCGTCTTGTCCTCTTACCTCAGAGCACAGACCAAGATAATAAGACTCCTTTGACAAACCAAACCTTCTCAATATTTTTATAGTCACATCTTCGATCAATTCTGTATTGTAGCATCCAATCCGGTTGTGGGTGTTTATATTACAACCACCTCCAAGATAAGAGACAGAAGCGTGATGCAGTAATGCTTCAAGTCTATATTTCTTTTGAACTCGACCTGACACGATAACGCTGTGCTGAGCTAAACTGTAGAAGAATTTTGTAGCTCCGTTGTAACACGGGATTTTGCTTAGAGCACGAGCTATGTCTTTCACGTCGATGTCGCTAATATGAAGACGGTTCAAGTCGATGATCTTTCCTGTTGGTGTTGGTATTAACATTCGATCTTTTTTCAAACCAGTCCTCCTAATCTTTCTATTGTGTTTGTAAAGTTGTCGACTCCTTTGAAGAACATCTCTTTGTTCTCAGTTGAATAAGAAGCACTATATGGACTCACACACCAGCACACCCAGCACTTTAGGCTTGGCATCCACTGAGTTGTTCCATTGAGAGTATTGATGCCCGACTTTTCACCGGTTATTGCATTTACAGAAATGTTACCAAGTGCTAGAACCACAACTGGTCTTACAGACTCTATTAAACCATAAACCCAATCTGAACATCCAGTGATATGCTTTTGGGTTATGTCCTTCGTCTTGTCTACGCAACACTTCACTACGCTATCAACAAAACAGTTTTTCCGCTTGATGCCGCTGTCGTCAAGTCGATCCCAAAGGACGGCAGCTGAAGTAGACGACAGAAAAGAGTTTGCTTTAGCTTCTAAGCTGTTAGGAGCTTCACCTAGTATAAGTATTGGGTGACTCCCATAGGACGGCTTTACAGGGCTGCAGGAGGCTTTATTTCGCAAATCGCAAGCTTTGCACTTGTCAATAAGATTACCAAGGTCTATTTCTGGCTGTTTTTTACGAGGTAAAAGCTCTAGACCAAGATCTTCTATGTCACAATTTAGTAGATCTTCTGTAAGCCATAAATCACTGCACACAACATTTGTATGACTCTTTTCTAATTCAGCTATGAACCATTGACCAGCGCAGTGTTCAACTTTATTTTTCTTTTTCTGATAAACAGAATCATTGAACACCAGCATGTCGGTGCTAAACTCGTCTCGACAAAAGCCGTATACACCACCCAAATTTTCTTTGGTACCAGCCATGTCAATATTTTCACTACCCTTCTTTCTTAAGTTCTTCATGACGCTCTTTCGATATCCAAATCTAAGATCATCAATTCGACACACGGAAAGATTCTTGCCTTTAACTTTGCCACTACTGATTTCAGCTATTGAAGCGCTGTAAGGTTTTATCAATTCAACTATGCCTCTTATCTCTCTCATCGGATCAGAAGAGATGTCAAAGCTGAATAATCCTGATATGTCAGAGATTTCCGAGTCGGAGAATTCGTAATCTAAATCATATGCATGAATTCTGTCCAAAAGAGAAACTATGTTAGAGGGAAGTGATTCTTCAGCATCTGATTTGAAAAACGACTTGTCTGAATTCTTAGATTTCGCTTTTTGTATTTTTTTGCAAGCGGCAGCACCAATCCCTTTGATCTCTGATAGAGGAGCTACGAGTATGTTGTCTTTGCCAACCCACTCTGTTGGGTGAGAGACGTCTATCTTGGGAGGTTTTATTTTCAGCCCTATGCGTCTGGCTTCTCTGACAAGTTCAGACTTTTTATCTTTCGCACCATAAGTTAAAGAGGCTGCAAGAAATTCAGCTGGGTAATAAGTCTTAAGCCACATGTCCCAATATGTGATCATAGAATATTCAACAGCGTGAGATCGATTAAAGCCATAAGAGCCAAATGATGAAAGCTCGTCCCAAACCTTTCCCGCTTCTTTCTCTCCAAGTGTATCTTTCTCTTTACAGCCTTTTATGAATTCACCTTTGAATTGCTCAATCAGAGCATCTCCTTGGCTCTTGCTGATAACCTTTCTGATCACATCACAAGTTCTCCAACCAACGCCGGCAAGATTATACATGAGCAACATAACCTGCTCTTGATACAAAATGATGCCATAGGTGTTTCTTGTTATCGGCTCAAGTGCTGGGTGAACATAATCCCATTCGGATTCGTTTTTCTTTCGCTTTTGAAATTCTGTTGTCATCCCTGATCTAAGAGTTCCTGGTCGCCACAGAGAAGTTGCATTAACCAAGTCATCAAAATCATCAACTCCTAATTCTCCGCAAAACTTTGAAAGGCCAGGAGATCCAATTTGAAAAGCGCCAACAGTATGACCTGCTGATATTTCTTTGAACACCGCTTCATCGTTAAAACCAAGGTCCTCATATTCGATTCTCTTGCCATGGTTCTCTTCAATTGCGTCTCTTGCTTTAGACAGAACAGACAAAGCGGAAAGACCAAGCACGTCAAGTTTCATCATACCAAAAAACTCTGAATCATACTTGTCCCAATTTGTTACGATGTTGTCACCTCTTTTACAGAGTACACACTTTGTTCCTTCTCGTAAGTCTTTAGAGTCTACACAGATTCCAGCAGCATGCTGTCCTGTACCTCTCACCTGTCCTTCTAATTTGCAGGCAAGATCAGCAACCTCTGGATATTTCTCTTTGAATGCTATACCATCTTCAAAAGTTATAAATGCATCTGCAATTGTATAGTCTGCTCTGAAGTCGCCACCACTACGAACAACAATACTTTTTGCAGCTTTGTCTACGTCTGAAAATGGAACATCGAAAACTCTTGCCACATCTCTAAGTGCAGCACGTCCTTTGAGTTTGCTAAAAGTTGATATGCCAGCTACACACTCTTTCCCATAAGTGTCCTCAAGGTGCTTTCTCACAAGATGTCTTTTTCGATCTTCGAAATCCATGTCTATGTCTGGGAGGTCGATTCGAGCTGGTGAAATAAATCTAGAAAAGATCAAGCCGTATTCAAGAGCGTCAACTTTTGTTATACCCATAAGATATGCAACAAGACTTCCACCAACCGATCCGCGTCCTGGTCCTGTTAATATGTTTTCTGATCTGCACCAATTTATCAACTCCCAAACCACAAGAAAATATTTCTGGAAATTAAGTTCACAGATCAAGCCAAACTCTTCTTTGATTCTTTCTCGGTAATCTTTCTCTGTTAATACTTTTTCATTCGGTCCTTGTTTCGGTAAATTTGGAGCTATAAGATTTTCATAACCAGACTCTATAATCTCTTCCATTATCTCTGTGTCTGTCTTTTTGCCATGGCCTTTGATCTTAGGGAGGACGACCTCTTGTTTTTCAAGACACGGAAATCCAGAGATGCATCTATTTGCAATAACACTTGTGTTTTCGATGCATTCTTGAAACAGGTCGTGGTCGATTGGGTATCCCTTTTCAAAAGCTGTAGCCATTTCGTTTTCAGTTTTTAGATAAAGACCTTCAACATCAAATCTCCATCTGTCTGGGTCTTTCCATTTAGCTTTCCTCTGAATGGCTAAAAGAACCTCTTGAGCAACAGCATCTTCTTTTTCAGGATAGTGACAATCGTTTGTCATTATTATCCCAAGACCAAGCTCCTCTGCTAAATCAACAGACTTGTCATTTACTGTTATCTGGTCTTCGTAGTCGTGTGGCATCAGCTCAACAAAGACAGAGTCCTTTCCTATTCTGTCGACAAGATTCTTTATCAGATCAACACCCCAGCTTTCGTCTACAATGACAGAAGAAGCGCAAGCGGTTGTGAATATAAGACCTTCGCAATTATCCAATAGCATTTTTGGATCAACTCGTGGTCTGTAGTAGAATCCTTTTGTGTTGGCTAAAGTAAGCAGCTTCAACAGATTCACCCAACCTTTTTTAGACTCTACAAAGACACAGAGATGTCTTCTTTTTTCACCTTTCTCTTTAATCTCTGCATCTTCAACGACGTACAACTCACAGCCAAATATAGGAGCTATGCCAGCTTCTGTACAAGCATTCTGAAACTTCAAAGCACCATCTACATTTCCGTGATCGGTGCAAGCCAAACAGTTGAACCCTAGTTCCTTTGCAACCTCAGCGTATTGCTTAGCTGTTCCGAATCCATCAAGAAGGCTATACTCAGTATGAACATGAAGATGGCAAAAGCCAGAAGCGAAACTTGATTTACTTTTTTTCTTATTTCTCGGCATCTACGTCCTCAGCAATTTCTTTCTCTAAAAGAACTCTAGACTCAGCTGCCATCTTTGTATAGTTTATCATGTCAACATAATTGTCTCCGTGGAACGGTACACCTTTTGAGACAGCTCTCATAGCCTTCATGCCTGCCATCATCATAGAAACTAAATCAGCCGGAATTGAGTGTGGTAATCTGATTCCGAAATAATTTTGGATCATAGCTGTCCACAAAAGACCTTGGTTCCTGTTGCCTTCTTGAAAGTTGCCATATTGCGCTGTACGCTGTTTTCTTATAGCATCACCAGTCTCGAAAATCTTTTCAAGATCATCAAGTTCTACAATTTCAAAACTTTTATCTATTTGGCAAAGAACACTTTCCCAATCACCTTCAAATCTTATTGCTTTGTCATCGATATAATAGTCAGCGTTCGGCTTGTTTTTTGCAAGCTTTAGTGTCCTGTTGATAGGACTGTGGTTGATATAATCAAACTTTATATCGTTCTCCTCACACCACTCTGCTATCTCGTCGTGTTCGTGTTCGCCTCTACAAGTGTGAATTATAATATCATATCCCAAATCTTTGATCTTCTTTGTTGCATTTGAAGCTCCATCACTTGGCTCTCCAAAAGAGGTTTTGTCATAGCGATTACTTTTCCTTAACACTCCGTCAAAATCTATTGCAATACAATTTGTGATCATCTTTTCCTTTCCTTTCTCTTAAATCTGTAAATCACTTCTTAGATTTTTCCAGCAGTCTTTCTGCAGACTTTATCGACATCTTCCTATTTTTCTCTATGATAGCTTTGTGGTTAGGAAACAGAAAAGATATTTTATCAAAATCATAATTGATTTCGTCTATCTTTTTCTGAATTATTTTTTCATCTACTTTTTTGTCTTTAGCTCCACCACTAACTCTGTGGCAAAACGGAAGAGGAGTCTCTCTGGTTTTAAGCCCATAACTTTTGCAAAGAAGATACATCGGGATGTCAAATCTGAACTTTATAAGATCGACAATTGACTCTATCACACCAGATTGAATACCTTTGGAGATCAAAGACTTAGAGTAAGCCTGACACCCCATAGAAGCTAATGCTCCGGCAGCCATGTCTTTTGTTTCATTTGGATTGTTGGACATCTTCAAAACATTCTTTCGTAGAACAGACATCGGTCCTAAAGCTCCTGTGTCACCTTTTTCAAAAACAGAATCTAGCCTCTCTATCCACAAAGATATGTTGTCAAGTCTTGCGTCGTCATCCATTGTACAAACCCAATCGTGTCCCTTGTTTTTGTTCCACATATCAAACGCTTCAAGAAACAGAATAAAAGACGACTCTGGTATCGTATCTATCTCTTCGTCTCTAAGGTCGATAACAAAGTCTTTAACGTCTACAAGCTCTTCTGGGTATGGCTTGTCTACAAATCCTTTCCCATAAATAGCGATCTTCAACACAGGATCTTTTTCTCCGATTTCTTTATTCATGTCGGAGATCTGATCTACCATTTTAGATAATTTTTATGTGGTGTTCTCTTTAGCCATCTTGTTATATATATCATTTTCTTTCCTAGCTTATTGGGTTGAAAGCATTATTCGGAACAAGCCTTTTCCATTCTTCCATTATTTCATCAAGCTCTGTATCAACCGGCTGAAGCTCTTGATACTTTGCTTTCAAAGGACACTTTGTGTAAGCTGGATAACAGCAGACGCCATGGTGAGCACAATAAGGTCTCAATACAGGTTCTGCCCACGGATGAATATTAAGAACCAGATCTCTTATATCTTCAGCAACAGTTCGATATTCTTTTGCTGTCCTTACACAAAGACGGCTGTTCATCATAGAACTCAGCGCTCTCAAGTTTATTTTCATCATGATGTTGGTAAGTGTGTTTATTGGCAAAACACCTCTTGCATCTTCAGTAGCAACACCCTCCTCTATCATTGATTCATAACAGGCAAAACTTACTTCTACAGCTGTTTTGAACTGAGGTTTTTCACTTTGAATTCTTGCGGAAGCTTGGCCAGACTTGTTCGCCACCCGCATAGACTCTTGAGCGAAAGAAGTACCAACCCGACTCCTAACAAGCTGGTGTGTGAAAGCTCGCGTCACACCTTTGATGAGGAATATGTAGTCGACGAATTCAAGTGGTGCGAGAACTGTCTTTAAACAGTGTTGAAGCTCTTGCTGATCAATTGGTGCACCCTTGTCGTGTTTCTCTAATCGCCTTGTGTGCTTTGCAGCGATCAGTATTCTCTCTGCGTCCTGCGTATAGGAGCAAAGCTCCACATCACAAAGTTTTTGCTGACTCATATCGAACCTCCTCTGATGTTATTAACTGACTGACAACTTTAGCGTCTTGCAAAAGTTCATCACTTCTTATTGATCGCCAAGTTGCATGACGACCTACAAAAAATATACCAAATGTCTCCGTAAGATATCGCAACAACTTTTTCCTTTTTGAGCCAGGAGCGTCAACTATCTTTCCATACTTCTGAACAAACTCTTCTATTTCTATTTCGTTTTCTCTAAACTCTACTCCAAAAGCTTCTGACACTGCGTTTAAGCTGATGTCGTCGAATTCACTAACACCCTCAACAGTAACAACACCGCTGCTAATTGTAGCTCTATATACATTTATATCAGGATCTGGAAAATAAATAGTTTGGTGCAAGTCATTAGAGGCTTTTGGAAAGCTCCATCGTGTTATGTAGATGGGATAGCTTTTCGTCTCGAACGGAAGATCAATGCCAGCAACTTTACAGAATGCAGGAATCGGAATGGTGGAGACAGCCCAATTGTATTCAATAGTGCTTATGCAATCAATCGTCTTGAACACAAGTGTCTTATCGGTATTCACCTTAATGAGTCTATGGTCTGTCATCAGGTTATCTCCGACAGAAGCCATAACTGATTTGGCAAGATATCGTTCTTGGGTTCCAAGATTGTTTATCGATCTTCCAGCGACATGCTCTCCATTTGTTACCTTTAGAGAATATAAATTGTTGAATCGTGGATTTGATTCTGAAAAGTGCTGTCCTCTAAAGAAAAGACTTTTATGAACTTTGATCTTTTCAATATCAGCACCAAGAGCATGCCCAACAGATGGGTCTCTTAATCGCATGACTGCGTTATGGTCCGGAAGACACTCCGAACTACTTCTGGCCTCGAACAGTACAGGACGCCGATGGCGCAACAGAGATTCCGTTACGCCACCAGCAATTCCTGAACCAATGATAGCAATATCAACTTTCATTACGCCAAGCTGATCTTTCCGGTGCTTTCATTTACAGACACGACTCCAGCCGGAATGAGGAATCGAAGAGCTACCTTTACAACATGGCCAGACTGTCTAATATTAGACTCAACATCGCGAGCTTTCATATACAGCTTGTCTGCTGCGTCAGCGATTTCGTCCAACGTTTTCGGAGTCTTCTTGATAGCATCAACTACAGAGTTTTCTCGTGTATAGACGTTACCAACAGAAACTTTAATGCTCTTGGTCTTTACTTTCTCCTTTGACTTCTTCTTTGGAGCTTCTTTCTCTTCAGATTCCTCTTCAGATTCCTCTTCAGATTCCTCTTCAGATTCCTCTTCTTCAGCTTCCTCTTCCTCTTCTTCAGCTTCCTCTTCCTCTTCCTCTTCTTCAGCCTCCTGAATCTTTGCACCAATACTCTTTAGTGTCTTGAATGTCGAATCTGAAAGATCGTCATTCTCGAAAAAACCACCATCAGGGTGATCAGCTTCTTCTTTTACAGCGGCAATAAGATCATCCAAACTTTGATCTGTATCAATAGGTGGATCAATAGCCAGCTCCTCATTGATCTCATCTACCGCCTTCACCAGCATCTTCTTCGTTACCTTCGCCATCTGTCCTTCTCCTTGTTTTCGCTTAACACATCTGTCAAGCTTTTGTTTCGTAATAGACTTAACCTTGATCTATCTTATCTTACGTGGTGAGAACTATTTTCCACAGAAATTTTCTTTACCATATTTTCTCCACCAACTTCCAACTAAAGGTTTTCCACAGGCTAGGTCTTGAATGACATACACCTGATGAGCAGGAGTATAACTAGCACCACCTCTTAAAAACGCCCAAGACCACCTCATGATTCCTCTTGCCTTTTCACTTTCGGTCTGGTTTAATCCTATGCAACCAGTTGTTATATCGTTCCTCCTTCTGTCTTCGTTAAAGTTTTTCATCCCTATTGTTTCAGCTGTATATCCACTGCTATCACTTTGGTCAGCTGATATCACCAAACAATCCCACTTCATAGCGATTGCTCTTATTCGGCTCCACTTGTCAGCTTCTCTGTGTCTGTAAGCATCATCTCTACTATCTGATCCAAATTCATCCATGTAGTCAATTATTATCACATCTGGTATCCAGTTCTGTTCGTCTCTCCATCGTTCAAGAAAGCTCTCCAATTTATTTGGTGTAATGGCTTTGCTCGGAAAAGACTTTAACTTGAAATCTCTGCCTTTAATTCTTCTTGTAAAGCGATTGCCATATCTGAGAGCCTCAGTCCAAGTAAGAGGTTCAACTTGTGATTTTTTCTCCCACCAAGACGATCCCCAAAAGTCGTGATCGTCTTTACAGACAGAGCAAGGTCTGTATCCTCTTGGCGCATTTTCTGGGTCGGGCATTTTTTCGTTCAAAGTTTCTTCAGACAGACCAACACGACTAAGTCTTTCAGGTTTTGCGCAAGAGTTGTTTTGATTCTTAACACAGTCTAGACATGGAGACCATCTTTCCTTGCAATCCTTTTCCAGATTGCTTCTTCCTGATAAGTTTGTTGCCAATCTCAGTGCATACTCTTCTTCTGTCATATCACCAGCACCTATAAATGCAACATTACATCTAGACTTTGATGCAGCCTTTGCCAATTCTAGAAGTGTGAATGACTTTGTTCTCTTTGCTGGTCCTCGGAAAGTAAAGAAGTTCCCTCTGTGAAGCTGAACATTTATCAAGTCACCAGCCGGTCCTGGAAGAGTGAACAAAGGATTGTCCTGTCGTTCAAAAGCACGCTTTAGAACTTCTTGGTTGTTAAACGGATTGATGAATTCTTCAATGTGTCTTTCTACTTTGCAATTTTTTTCAATTGCTTCTTGAGCTTCCTCTATGTGTCCTGATTTAAGAAGTGCATCAGCTTCTTGTATTTTGTTCTTGATAGCTCTTGCCTTGAAATATGGAAATGCAATTTTTTCAAGAACATACTTTTCATTGAACTTGTCAGACCTTTCATATTCAGAACTTATACTTTGTAGAAATTCTTCAACAAGGCTTGCTGTGTATTCGTTTATTGATTGAGAGCGTTTTGCTAAATGTAAAGCGTCTTTGATGTGAATTCCTATACTCGACTTGTGCTCTCTGTAGTGCTCTATGCAGGTAGAAGCAATCCAACTTGTAAAATCAGAGACCATCAAATTTTCTATTTCTGATATTTCTGAAAGCTCAGTACAGACGCGAGAGCTTATGATAAGACCAGTACAGATCAATCTTTCAGAATTCGGATCAATGCCTTTTTCCTTCTGGCTTCTTTTCAATCGTTCTCTTATTTTCATACACAGTCCTTTATCTGAGATGTGGTGGTATGTCTTTCATCTTTCCGCCACTTGGTTTTGTTGAACTTGAATTGTAGTAAGAATTCATTTGAGTTTCTATTCTTGTAAACTTTTCTCGCAAGGCTGATCCACTTTGAACGACAGGACAATATTTCCAGCCTCTGAATCCTTCATCTTCAAGAGCGGTCAAAACTTTATCAACCCTATCGATCTCAACTTCATCTTTCATCACGAGAAGATATATTTGGTTCGCCCAGTTTTTGGTCTTACTATTGCAATTGATTTTTTTGTCACAACTAATGATTCGAGACAATCTTTTTGCAAGCGGAAGAAAATGTTTTTTTATGAGAGTGTCTTTCTTATTTTTTCTAAAAGAAACACTCTCCGAATCCTTCTGGTTCGGAGAATACTTTTTCGGGAGAGTATCGAGTCTCTCTCTATAGAGAGAGAGACGAGAGAGGGAGGGGAGGTCTCTAGCGACCTCCCCCTCGGTCTCTAGCGACCTCCCCTTGGTCTTTGTTTTTTCCGTTTCACTTAACTTAATCTCGATGGCGTATTCTGGTATTCTTGTTTGTAGAGCTCTTGTTCCGAATTCGTCTTTCGTTTCTTGAATCAGACCGAGACGTTTTAGATTTGAGATCGTGTTTCTTAAGTTTCGACAATTCACTCCGATTGAATTTGCAAGCTGTCTGTTGGTTGCTGTGCATTTTGGAGCTCGTTCATCTGAGTAGCCAGACCAGTCTAATGCGTCAACTATTGAAAGCAGAATTGCTTCTCTTGGGTTTATGGTTTTGTTTTTCAGCAGATTGAGTATTGGCTTGGTTAAGGCTAGTGTGTGCAGAGCTTTTTTGATATCTGTTTTGCTAGGTCTTGGCATATCAGGCTCCTATCTGGTTTGAAAGAAAAAGCCTCTCCCAGTTTCGGTGTCTGTGATGACGAGATTTCGCAAACCAGGACGGAACTCGCACACCTATTCTGGGAGAGGCAAATTTTTCTTTTTCAAATTCTACTTGCGTCATCACACTTGTCCTGGTTTTCTAATCACAGATTAAGACTATACTATTTCGTTCTTTGTCTGTAAAGATAAAAATTCTCTACATTGCCTAACAAGCTCGTCTGCTTCAAATTGAGAAAGGTCGCAAGGGTCTGTATAAGCATCTAGAACTCCTTCAAGAGAGTAAGCCTTACAACCTAACAGCTCGAGTGATTCACACAGCTTCTGTCCCTGTTCTATAGCTTCAGGCTCTTCGTCGTACAAAACGAACACTGAACTGAAATTCTTTTTGAGGAGCATAAGCTGCTCTTGGCTCCAACCCATACCAAATGTCGCAACTGAATTTCCAGCTCTTAGTCTCCAAGCATCAGTTGGTCCTTCTACGACAATTGTGAAATCTGATTCTTTAGCTTTGTCAATCCCATATAGAAGATGAGATGATGGATGTTTTGGGAAGGAATATTTTGAACTGGCTCTTGATGTTATATCTCTCGCCTGCCAGCTTTGAAGCAGACCGTTCTGATAAATAGGGATAACGATAGACCAAGGGTGATCACCAACGCTGTGTGTGAAGTATAGATTCCAATCCTTTATCGTCTTTGTGGTGAAGTTCTTTTCGGCAAGATAGTTAAGGTGTTTCTCGCTTGGTGTTACAACGCTTCCTCTTGGCAGAGATATTTCAACAGCTTCTTTTTTCTCAACTGTCGTTTTAACTCTGTTGGTCCTGTCGGTTTTGATTTGACTAGCAAGATTATAGGCTTCGTGTCTTGAGCAATTTATTTTCTTGCACAAGAATTCGACTAGTGTTTTCCTTCCGCATGAAAAACACCTCCCTGAGATATTACCTTTTGCGAACCCAAGCTTGAATGAGGTGTCGCCACAATCAGGACAGCATACGTGTGTCCAATTTTCTCTATAGTGTGGATCGCCTCGTTCTGCGAAGTCGATTCGTTTTGTCGTCAGCAAAGTTTCTAGGTCCATGTCTTATTATACGTGCTGGTTCTTAAATTCTCGAATAATTTCTGAAAGAAGTTCGCTTTGATCAGTTTGTTTGTTGTGTAACACTTTGTCAATTATCTTTTTCTTTTTGTCTAATGCTTTTGCTATGATTTCATCTATCGTGTCTTCACCAAGTAGATAGTATGCAGTCACAGGTTTGTTTTGGCCTATGCGATGAACTCTGTCTTCAGCTTGGTCGTGTTGACTTGGCAGCCACCACAGCTCTAGAAATGCTACAGAGCAGGCAGCTGTTAGTGTTATGCCTTCGATTGCTGCAAGGGTTCCGATGAATAATTTTTTAGACTCGTCTTGCTGGAATTGATCAACAACTGTTTGTCTCATGTCGGGACTTGTTCCGCCACTCAGGACGACACACTCGTCTTTGAAGTGATCTTTCAATCTAGAGACGACATCTTTGTGGTGACAGAAAAGAACAAGTTTGTTTTCGTTTTCAAGAAACAGTTCAGTCCACTTTATTGCATTTTTGATTTTCCCTTTGACAGATAGCTGTTTAAGTTTTCCAATTTTTGCTAAAGCTGTTGGGTTTACTTTGCCATCAATCTCAGGTTGAGAAGCTATCCAATTTGTGAAGTCTACTTTTGCGTTGTCATACTCCTCTCGGTTGTCAAGTTCTATTGGCACTACGATCTTTTGTTTTTCTCCAAGCTCTTTGTAGACTTCAGTTTTCATTCTTCTTATGACAACTCCATCAGTTTTGTTAAAAAGGATTTCGTGAAGTTCTTCTGTATTTGTCGCTCCGTTGTACTGCCAGCCAAATCCGTTATTTTTCAAGTCGCAATATCTTTTCAAAAAGTCCCATCTGTTAACAAACAGATCAGGCTTGACGACCCTTAGTGTCTCGAAAAGATCAGCAGGTTTGGATGTGATTGGTGTTCCTGTTAGTGGTATTCTATGCTTGACACCTTTGCAAAGTTTTTTGGCAGCTTTGCTCCTAGCTGAATTTGGATTTTTGATATAGTGACTTTCATCAAGGATGATAGTCTTAACAGGTATCTGTTGTCTTATTTCTTTTTGCCAAGATTGAAGAATTGAATAGTTGATGATGTAAACTTCAGCAGCTGGTAATTTATAAATAGAATTCCCACTTATAATTTCGCAACTTTTATTTGTCCACTTTTTCACTTCTCTTTTCCAATTCACCTTTATGCTTGCAGGACAAACAACAACAGCTGGTAGTACGTCTTGAAAGTTTGCTGTTGTTATGTATCCCAGAGCTTGTAGAGTTTTGCCAAGACCCATCTCGTCTGCAATAATACCATTGCCTTCTTTTTCAATCAACCATTCTACACCTTGTGCTTGGTATTGCTTAATCGAGTCCTTGATCTTTTCAGGGAAAACTATTCCCGCAACTTTTGGATTAGCTCTTTTGAATTTCTTTTTTTCGAGCCAATCCTCTGTGTCCCAGCACAGCTCGAAATCAGCTTCAGATAAAAGCTCTACATTTCGCACTGTGATCGGTGCAGACCAGAATCTTTTCTTAGGGTGATACTTTCTGCCAGTGAGCGTTCTGACAAAAGTTACATCCTTTTCAGAGTATGGGAAAAAGATGCAAATTCTATCACCTTGTTTTTCTACAAATCTTCGCATAGTTCAATTTCACTTTTTGTTAAAGTTGAAATTCAGTTGGGTTTGCTTTTCCTTTTTTGCTTCAGAGATATTATCTACAGCCTCCTGAAGAGCATTTAGTTTTTTGTCAATCCTGTTTAGCATTCCGATTATCATATCACCTTTAACCGCCATTGTTCCTCCTCCAGCATTCACAGGGCATGCCGTATGGTTTTTGCTTTTGCTTGGTTAAGCTAATCCATCCAGATCCATCACACTGCTTAAACGGACAAGGATTTGTTTTAGCTCTTGGGGTAGGTATTTGCCTACTTCTTCTCTTTGGACGCTTTCTAGGCATAGTCTAAGGCTTTCAATTGTAGACTTTAGACAAAGTTTGTTCCACTTCAGAGAAAGCAAGGCTGATTTTGTAGTCTGTCCAACCCTTTTCCCACATCATGTTCTTAACCACACGCCTTATAGCCTGACGTGAAGCTCCTTGTAGAGAGACAGACTCAAATATTTCAGCTGTTGATTCTAATACAACTTCGACAAGTTCTCTCCCCTCAGCACTCAATTCATCTTTGAGCTCTATCAATTTGATTGATCTGGAAGTACAATTTGAAGCTGTTAGTATGCTCTCTTCTTTTTGTTCTTCTTCTGTCGGCATATCAAACTTTCGAAGATAGTCGATGATCCTGTTGCTGCAAGATCTTACGAGAAGGGTCGAGAACTTAGCTCTCTCCGGCTGAAATTTGCAAGTGCATTCCATGAACGCTTCATTGCACACGCTTAATAGATCTTTGAATTCTCTGCCGGTTTTCTGTGCCCATTTCCAAGCTTGTTTGTAGATCAGCTTTTCATATCTGTCGTAAAGTTTTTCTTCGTTTGTCATTACTCGTTCTCCAGATATTTACGAATTACTCTTTCGAGCCCTTCTCGTATTGTTATTCCTTTTAGCTTGCAGTTTGCAGCGAACACTTGCCACAACTTCACAGGGAACTCGTTTACGTGGATTGACTTTGTCTTCTCTTGGTTGCTCATTTGTTTTCCTTTTCTGTTTGTTTTGTTTAGATACACATCGTGGTGTACCAACGGTTGTGTTCGTCTTTGTGGCATGTGACTGCTAGCGTCCACCCATCTATAGATATTCTCGTTTTGCCATCAATAGAAGACAGAACCATTTGAGGCTCCTCTTCGACTATCTCAAACATTCGGTCTGAGTAGCGAGATTTGATAAGCGTCCCGAATTTCAAGTACATCGTTCTCCGTGCAGCGTAGTACACCGCTGAGGTGCTGATCAAAATGACGATGATCAAAATTGCCACTCCTATTAACCAAGCGTTCATTGTTGCCTTTCCTTTCTTCGTTCTGCTTCTACAATGCTCCAGTCTTCCTGTACTGCCTGAAATGTCAGCAGGTAGCGGAGTCGGTCCTCATCCAGTTCCGACAGTGTTAGGAACAGCATAGCGATCGCCATCCTGCTCAGTTCTTCGATGGCTCGATCTTTGTCTAGCATGTTATCAAGAATTTCTCCGGCGTCGTCCTTGTCTTCGATCATCTGCTGAACCATTTCACCGATGATAGCTGTTTTGCCTTCTGACCATTCCAGCGCAGCAAGATGAACGAAGCGAGCGTCACTGAAAAACTCAACGACGTCCTGTTTGATCTGCTCCTTGTTAGCCAGCACCTGATCGAGATCGATGATGCTGTGAGGCGGTGGTTGTTTCTGTTCTGTCACAGTGTTACCTCGTTACCATTGCACCTGTTTTAACTTCCAGTGACTTCGCCGCCTTGTGCATAGCCATTGCCCAGCCCTTCGTCACCTCCCCCAGCGCAACCGCATCTTCCATATCACCGAACAGCGTACATCCTAAGCAGCAGTCTTGGATTATCTCTCTATCAAGCTCGCTACTCCAATCAATGTCATCGGGTGATTCGATGGCCATTGCACGATCTACCGTTTGCTCGTGCGAATAGTAAAAGCCCTCACTCCCTACTAAGCACTCGGCAATAGCGTCCGGTGCTCCAAGCCTGTGATTGATGATCTCCCATTCGCTTGGTGTCAGCTTCATCTTTCGTCCTCCTGTTGTTGTTTTTGGTGTCTACGCCATTGGTTAATTGTTTATTGGATAGTGAAAGAGTTTGGCGTTGGTGCGCCTTCGTTTAATTTAGACATGAAGCACAATGCTGGACCATTAACCGCCTCAATGGTACGTTGGCAACGAGGACAGTATAGTTCAACCTTCGTGAGTTGGCTGATGCACACGCCTTTGCCGCGACGCATGAACACAGTCTTGTTGTCTTCGTCTTTGCAGACCCTGCAGGCTGTGTGAGTGCGATCATTGATTTTTGGTGTTGTTGTCATCTTCCGTCCTCCTGTTAGTTGCTCTTGTTGAAGTCTTTTCCAGCCTCAGAGACATTATACTAAATAAATTAAACAAAGTAAACATTTATTTTTCACAACTTTTTCAGCTGGATGTTTCTCAGCGTCCGTCTGGTGTTCTCGATAGCCTTGGAAGACTCGTGGGCGGTCTCGCAGTAGTCCCCAAGCCTAAGATCTCCCCACACGCTGTCCCGCTTGTCTTCAATTCCGTCCAACTCGATCAGCGCTTCATTCGCCAAGTCTCTGATCTGCTTCATCCGTTCTCCAAACATGTGAGCAGGACAGTCGTCGGTGCAGGACAAGTCCCGAACCTCTCTCCACTTTTCTCGTCTACTGGTGGTCATCACCTACTCCTCCTGTTAGTCGATTTGTATTTGGATTATCTGCTGAAGAGATAGCGTAGAGATGGCTTCTGTCCAGCCACCAACAAATCCTTTTGTATAGGCATTCTTTTCAGCCTCTGTCATCCCAATAGTGATATACTCGTTTGCGAGCGCATCTTGCACTGCCTGTTGTCGCCAGTTGTCCAACAACGACCATTTGACTTTTGGGTTCACTTTCTTTGCCATCGTCTTTCTCCTCATTTGGTTTGTTAGGACAGCAGGAAGATCGGTGTTGATTCTTCCTCTTCACACTCATCAGCAACCGCAAATCCGGAGTCGCTGTATGCCGACTTTCTTGCATGGGCCTCGACGAGTTCATAGATGTTGTTCAGAGCACGAGTGTGGCATCTGTCTCCATAATCATATTCAGTAAACACCTCTCTACTCTTTTCTTCTTCACTTGCGTTTTCGTATACCCAGTCAATCGCTTCTTTCAGTTCTGCTAGTGTCATCTTTCGTCCTCCTTTTTATCTTGTTCTGATAGGCACATTTAGCCGCAACCAGTGCGTCAGTTAAGACGTTAATCTGCTGCTCTAGCTCATCTATTGTCTCACCAGGAAAGAGAGGGAAGTTCTTTGAGAGGTTTGTGTTTTGACAGATCCCATGACGACGCAGGTGTTTTTCTATCTTGTTCTTTGCTTCAATAGCCTGCTTACCTCGCTCATCTAGGTTCCTCTTTTCTCCGCTCCAAGTCGGCCATTGCTCATCATCTGGTCCAGTGTAACAACTGGTGTTGATGATCTCACTTATGAGCGTATCAATAACTCCAACACCGTCGTCTTTTTCCATCTCAAGTTTCAGTCCGTACAGCATGCCACCAAGCACGCCGCACAGGTTGAACTGAATAGCATGTATCGCTTCATCTAGTGTCACATCAATTGCTTCTTGTATTCTTCTTTTATTGATCATCGTCCGTCCTCCTGTTAGCTGTTTCTAAAGATCACCAAAAGCGGTGTTGTACTTGTTTACGCAGATTCGTGCGGCCGTCTCATTAGACAGGTAAGCAAACACCTTGTCGTTCTTGTTGTCCCACACGAGCCACGGCTTGCTTGAGGTCTTGTCTGGATTTAGCCTCACTGCGAAGCGTTCTGTGGTAGACATCTTTTTGATTTTGCTTTCAATAAGAAAGTAGGACCCAGGAGCGCTTCTTTTGAGAGCTTCTACAGAAATGCCATAAACATTTCTGACTACTACTTCTATCTTCTTCTCGAGCGTCAGATGCTTGCAGCTTGCTGTGAGAGCGATGTGACTGTCTTCAATTTTTTCTAGTTCTTTTGCTGTCATTAGTTGTTCTCCTTTGTGTCTTCTTCCACCTCTTTGAGACAGGTTTCGCAGATGTGTCCTACGATCTGCATCTTTGTGGTCCAACCGTGTGAGCCGCATACTCCGCAGTCTGTGTTGCTTTCCCAAACTTTGCGTGTTGTCTTTGTCATGGCGTATCTTCCTTATGCTTTGGACTTGAAACCACCGACAGGACAAATACCTCGTCCCACTGCTGTCCATCCATGATCAGGACAATTCACCCAATGAATCGTCTCTCCTTCGGTTAGAGTCAATTGACACCTCAGCATCCGCTTCCGTCCAGTCTCTTGCTTACACTTTGGGCATTGGTGTCTTGGGTGTGTCTTGGTTGCCTTCATTCTCCGTCCTCCTGTTTGGCGGGTTTGGTGTCCCGCGCCGTGGTTTGTTGTTAGCACCTGTCGCCTGTGTTTGCATCTCTACCGCAATAGCAACAAGGATAAGGTGTGTTTAAGAGTTTTGGTGGCAATCCTTTTTTGCTATATTCAATTACATGTATTGGGGCCGTGTCGTTGTCATACAGATACCATTCTTTGACCACGGTATCATCTGTCTCATGGATGTTCTTTACTTTCGCCATCTTCTCTACTCCTCTTTAGTTTAGTTTTTCAATTAGTGCTGGAATATCTGCGAGCTGTTGCCCTTACCAACCAATGTGTATCCGAAGTCCTCTGCGATCTTGGTGACGTGATTTGCACACACCTCTGTCAACACATGGCTGGTTCTGTCTTCCCTCAAATCAGAAATGACCAACAGATGATTATCTGTCCTAGAGATCAACATGTCATCCCCGTAGTACGCTTCTACAACTGCTTTGACTCGATCATAACTTGTCTTCATTGTCCTGTCCTCCTTGAAAGGCGCGGTTTGGAGTCCCGCGCCGTGGTTTGTTACTTCCAGATTTCGTTTGTTTCATAATCGACATTATAGCCAAGACTTTCAGCATATCGAAGTCCCTCTTGTGTGAATTTCACATACTGCCATCTTTCGTCCTCGAATGTGTTGAGTAGACCTAGCTTCTTGAGGTGTGTGAAGTTCCCCTTTTCTGATTCAGAAAGTACCACGTTCCCACCTATCATAGGATAGCCGCTCCAGTTTACTGCATCGTCTGCGAATCTTACGAACACGGCCTTGCTTGCTTCTGTGATGTTTGCTGTTGTCATCGTCCGTCCTCCTGTTGTTGTTTCGGTTTGCTGTTCTTTCCTCATCACACTTAGATTGTACTTAAATAAATTTGTTAAGTAAATAAAAAAGATTAATAAATTAAACTTTTCTTAAATCGTTGAGTTTCAACAACTTAGACGCAAATATGCCATCTTTGATGAATGAAAATCAAAAAAAAATAGTATAGTTGAAGCGAATTTAACACAGGAGAACCAGCCATGCCGCGAGTGAAAGAAAAAACCAGCTCACCTAAGAAGCATCGTTACCGAACACGAGCCGCTAATCAGCGCAACAAAACACCACCCAACTCTAAAGTCAAGTCTCGACACGGTGAAGTCGTAGTTGATCTGGACATACCTCAGCCAACTCTAGAAAAGATGCAGGAGATTCAATATCTGTTAGAGTCTGTGCCCGACAGAAATCCTCAAGGTGGTCGTCCTTCCTTATACTGCAAAGAGTATGCAGAGATCGCAGAGATCGCCATAAAGGAATTTGGATGCTCGATTGATCAACTCGGAAAACTTTTGAACAAAGGCGTCACCACAATCAATCGCTGGCGCAGAGAGCATCCTGAATTCAAAGAAGCAATTCAAGCTGGCCTCGACGAGTTCAACACTAAGCGTATTGAAGCGACCTGTCTACAACGCGCCATGGGATACGAGTATGAAGAAACTCGCACAGAGACCATCCAAGTGAAAGGCACAGCAGTCTTAAAGGTTCTTCAGCGATATGGTCTTTCAAGATCGATGCTCTCTGAAAATCAGATCAACACTCTACTTCACGAAGAGGTGATCTCTGGTCGTAAGATAACCAAGTACAACAAGACCATGGCACCCGACCCAACACTCATCATGTTCTGGCTTCAGAATCGCGCAGGCCATCGCTGGAGAAACGTGAAGCATCTAAAGGCAAACTTCACCGCGAACAAAAAGCAAGTCGACAAGATCAAACGAAACATGACACCAGAAGAAGCTCTACAGGCATACCAATCCATGATCACGGCAGAAGAGGATTCTGACGAATGATCTACCAACCCGAAGACTACACAAATATTAACTATACAGAGGTCTTCATCGAAAGGCAGCGCCGTCTCTATTCGATAAGATCAAGTATAGAAAAGATGGTCGCTCTCCGCTTATACTATTCAACAGGAGGAGCCCAAGCGTGTATTGACTTTATCGAAGACTGGGTGATGACATATGATCCTCGAAGAAAGATGGCGTGGCTACCCTTTATTCTTTTTCCTAGACAAAAAGAGTTCATAAAATGGTTACATGAAAGATCACTAGGAGCGAAGGAATTAAATGACGGTTTAGATAAGAGAAGCTCTAACATGGGTGGCCTAGTAGAAAAGAGTCGTGACGCAGGTGCTACATGGCTTTGTATGGCGTACTCGATTTGGGCATGGCTTTTTGTTGATGGTGTTAAGATTGGATTCGGCTCACGTAAAGAATTGTTGGTGGACAGAATAGGTGATCCTGATTGTATTTTCGAGAAGGGCAGAATGATATTGAATCGTTTGCCAGTTGAGCTTTTGCCACAGACCTTTTCCGGACATGACGATATTGGCTTCATGAAGTTTCTCAACCGAAGTAATGGCAATACGATAACAGGTGAAGCGGGTGACAATATCGGTCGTGGTGGACGGAACACCATTTACTTTGTCGACGAATCTGCATTCATTAGCAGGCCACAAAAGATAGATGCTTCTCTATCACAGAATACAGAGTGTCGGTTTGACGTGTCAACTCCGAATGGTTCAAACAATCCGTTTTATCGTAGAAGGATGAAAGGTAAAGTTGGCGAAAACGTATTTGTGTTCGATTGGAGAGATGATCCGAGAAAAGATGAAGACTGGTATGCTCGGAAAAAGAAGGAGCTTGATCCTGTGGTTCTTGCGCAAGAAGTTGATCGTGATTATTCTGGTTCAGCTGAAGGCATCGTCATTCGTTCCGAGTGGATTAAAGCAGCAATAGAGTTGGCATTACCAACAACAGGCATAAAGACAGCTGCTTTGGATGTTGCAGACGAAGGTAAGGACGCAAATGCAGTGGCCTTTAGAAAAGGTGTCGTTTGTTCTTCTGTGATAAGCTGGTATAAAGGTAATACGGCACAGACCACGAAGAAGGCAGCTTTCGAGTGCAGACAGAGAGGGATTAAGGAGCTGCGATACGACAAGATTGGTGTAGGTGCTGGCGTCAAGGGAGAGATCAGTAATGCTGGCTATGACGACATAACCGCCATCCCGATAAACTCTGCTGATTCGCCAACTCCCGGATGGTACATCAAGCCGACTAGCATCAAGGCAAATGATGGCAAGAAGAATGAAGACATGTTCCTTAACTATAGAGCGCAGATGTGGTGGTTGCTACGACGCCGGTTTGAGAAGACGTGGGAGCATGTAACTGGCAAGCGAAAGTATTCATATGAGGAGCTGATCTCTATACCTAATGATCACGAACTGATTGCAGAGATAAGCTCTGTCACTTATAAGCATTCTGGTTCAGGTAAGATTCAAATAGAAAGTAAGAAAGACATGGCTCGCAGAGGAGTACCAAGCCCGAACAAGGGTGATGCATTAGCCATGTGTTATGGCCCAGTAAGAATCAAGCATGGTGCTACTTGGGGAAGAGCATCAGCAAAAGCAGCATAAGGAAGGAAACAGAAAGATGAAGAACCCATTAACAGCATTGGCGTCTGCTCTGGTTAGTAGGGCAGCACTCGCAGAGAAGTTGGGACAGTCGTTCGGTGGCAACCGACAACTGTATCAGGCGTTGGGATACCCGCTCAGCATCACGGCGGACGAGTATGAGGGGAAGTACGCCCGCAACGACATCAGCAAGAGCATCATCCGAGCATACCCGAACACCTGCTGGTCGATGCCTCCGTCCGTGTTTGAAGACACAGACCCAAAAGAGACTCCGTTCGAGAAGGAGTACAACTCACTGGTAAAGAAACTCCGGTTGTATCACTACCTCAAGCGAGCAGATCGGCTATCAGGGATCGGGCAGTACGGAATCCTGTTCCTTGGGTTCAACGACGGTAGACCTCTAGAGGATCCAGTTGAGAGCGCCACTGAGTTGCTATACCTCAAGCCGATCAGGCAGGTACACGCTGCAATTCATACTTGGGAAGAGGACACGCGGAACGAGCGGTATGGCAAACCATCTTCCTACAAGATCTCATTTGTTCGTAAAGACAACGCAGGACTGATTCAAGGAAGCAAGGGATCCACGACGACGACTGACGTGGTGGTTCACTGGACCCGCTGTATCCACATCGCAGAGGACTGTGAAGAGGATGACGTCTTTGGTACACCCAGACTTGAGGCGGTGTACAACCGCATCCTTGATCTAGAGAAGCTCTGTGGTGGTTCAGCTGAGATGTTCTGGAAGGGAGCGTTTCAAGGAATCGGCTTTACGTTAGATGAAGATGCCGAACTGACTCCGCAGGACGAGGACGACTTGGAAGACGAGATGCAGAAGTACTTCCACGGATTGCAGCGATACATCCGGATGAAGAACATGACGGCCAAGGCGTTCCCGGCAGAGGTGGCCGATCCTAAGAACCACGTCGATGTTCAGGTCAGTATGTGTTCAGCTCTCACCGGTATTCCTAAGCGGGTGTTGATGGGAACAGAAGAAGCCCAGCTAGCAGGTGAGCAGGACAACAACATTTGGCTGGTTCGCAACGCTTCTCGTCAACTGGACTTCTGTGAACCTATTATCCTGCGAGCAGTCATTGAGCGGTTGATCAGGGTGGGAGTCCTGCCTGAGCCGAAAGAGATCATCATCCAATGGCCTCCGTTGCTTCGTCAGGGAGCCAAGGATCAGGCCGACATCAGCAAGACCACAGCAGAGGCGTTGAAGCTATATGTGGAAAGCGGCTCCGACTCTCTGATGACTCCGTATTACTTCTTCACAGAGGTGATGAAGTACGAGGACGACCTCGCCACCAGCATGATTGAAGCTATGCAGGAGATGGACGACGGCGAGGGAGACGACGAGCTGATAGACACTCCCGACGAAGAGGACGACGATAGCATTGCGGATCAGGAGTAATTGAAAATGACGTGTTCCTGTCTTGTCCACAACAAAGAGCATCTAGTCCACCTCAAGCGTAGGCAGATGCCCGACCCAACCCGTACTAAGACTCTACGGGATAAGTTTGTACGAGAGATGAACAGACGCTTTAAGGAAGTGCGGCTGGCCGTCGTCGAATCGGTAGTCGCCAATGATGTGTTCGGCCTGAAAGACTCACATCTCGCACGGCTGGCTGCGCTTCCTGCCGGTTCCTTCGCCTTCGCTACAGATCCGCAGAAGGTTGACGGATTCATGGAGTGGCTGCAGGAAGAGATGAACAACGACGTCTTGTCAGTGACTGTCGGTCCTGAGCAGGGAATTGTAGGAAGTGCTCGCTGGACTGACACCTATATCGAAGCGAGCTATAAACAGGGTCTCAAGAGAGCCGACGCTGAGTTGAAGAAGGCTGGTGTTGAAACAGGTAGATCGGGGAATCGTTGGATTGATGCTGCTTTCCGCGCTCCGTTTCACGCTGACAGAGTCGGCTTACTCTATACGCGAACCTTTGAAGACCTGAAGGGAATAACACAAGCTGGCGCAAATATGATGCGAAGATCGCTGGCCGAGTCCATAGCAGAGGGCAGAGGTCCTCGACAAATTGCTAGGATACTGCTAAAAAGGCTTGACGGGATCGGAGAGGATATTTCTCTTACAGATACACTAGGACGCCATATAGACGCTCTTAGAAGAGCAAGGATGCTAGCCCGAACTGAGGTGGTAAGAGCTCATCACGCCGCGACGATCAATTCCTACGAAGAAGCAGGGGTGGTGGGCGTCAAGATGAAGGCTGAGTGGAGTACTGCGGGAGACGATCGGGTGTGTCAGGCTTGCGCCGATCTAGAGGGACAGATCTTCACGTTAGACGAGGTTCGCAGTCTTATTCCTCTCCATCCGCAGTGTCGGTGTGTAGCTCTTCCTGCAGAGGTAAAGGTTCAAGCGCCGAAGAAGGGACAGGCCGCGAGCAGGCGTCTTCCCGGAGCAGCAAGTCTACCGAGAGCGAAGAAGGTGCCGAAGCCGAAAGGAGCTGCAAGGAAGAAGGTTAAGACAAAACGTTTTTCTGCTGAAGAAAAAGAGCAGATTAGAGAAAGGATGGTTCAACCTGCTAGAGCTATTCGTAGTGGTTTTGAGATGGTGGATGTCAATACAGCTGAGTTAGACAAATTGTGGAAAATGGATATTGATATGTATATTGGGGAAGGAGGAGAAGGAGGGATCGGGGATCGCTATAAGATGTTTCAGGAATATCTAAAAACAGGACGTGACATCGAGACGAGTGAGATCACCATCAGTTCAGACATGCCTCAACGTCCTGTATCATTTATCAATGGTCGCCATCGGTTTGCTGTTATGAGGGATAGAGGAATGGAAACGATCCCTGTAAGTATGCCAAAGCAATCAATAGAAGCAGCATCTGATATTTATCCAACTTTGATCAAGTAAACAAAACAAGGAGACTAACCATGTCTATCAGACACAAGCAGAAACGGAAGCTAAAAGGACGAAGCCAGTATCACCCCGACGACCTCAACAGTAAGGCGGCAGGAAAGGGAGACCGACCACGTGACGGCTTCGACTGGAACAAGTTCGCTCGCAACTTTGAGCAGGTACAGGGACGAGGCAAGACCTTTGGTAGACTGGTAAGCAACAAACACGGAGTGAAGAGATATGTCTATTCTTGATGAACCGATCTTCATCTTCAGCATCTCTCCGCGATCAGGCAGCACTTGGCTGCAACGGATGCTGACCTCGACAGGAGACGTGTTGATCTGGGGCGAGTTTGGTTCCATGCCGTTTCCGCACGGCTGTCTGTGGACTGACGCTCCGATCTGGAAGACTCCTCCGAAGATCAACGACTTGCGAACCTTCCGGAAGAAGAAAGCTGACATGTGGATGGCGGTGTTGCTACCAGAGGAGGAGCGAGCGTTCAGAGCGTATCGAGGTCTGTGTGACTATCTGTTTGCTGAGGCAGTGATCAAGGAAGGGTATCACAGGTGGGGAATGAAGCAGACCGACTGGGGTACAGACACACTGCGGTTTGTCAAGGCTATGTACCCCAAGGCCACGACGCTGTTCTTACACAGAGCCTTTGACGAGTCTTTCACCAGCCGGTTCAAGGGAGGAGAACCACAGAACGGAACCCACGAGGGAGACGTAAAGCTGTGGTGTGAATGTTGGGTGCGACAGGCAGAGGCCGCTCTTCAGTTTGCTGAGATCGGTCGGTTCATCTCCTATGAGGAGCTGTTGAAGCTGGATGATACCGATGTAATCAAGTTCTGTAAGAGCTTAGGACTGTCCGCACCAGATCCGAAGCAGTACCGGACTAAGATCAGTTGTAGTGGCGAGAAGGCTCCCATAAAAGACTCTGACATGACGTTGCTGGGGCCGTATGCTGCTGACTTGGCGTCTCTTCAGAGTAAACTTAGAAATGAAACGCATGATTTATTTTGTTAAACAGATTAATCAGGTGTCTTTTTCAAAAAGCACTATAAATAAAGGACGAAATACTAAAAGCCAACAGTGATGATATTAGTTGACATCTTTATAGTATAATAATGGTGTTATTTTTAAGGAGAGAAAAGATGGCAAAACCTAAAAAGAAGCAAGATAATAAAGACGTAAAGACCAACGAGTCTTCACCAACAGTCTTAATCGACCAGCGAGTCAAAGAGACATTCACCGTTCAGGCTAAGAGCAGTCTGGTCCGCAATGAGGTCTTTGAGGGCAAGCCCCACATAGCGGTCCCGGTGGCGATGATCGCTGAGGGTGTCCACAACAAGATCCTCTACACCAACGAAGAATTGTCCAAGCATCCACAGGCTTGGGATGGTGAGCCGGTTCCGGTGTTCCATCCAGTACGCAACGGCAAGCCAGTATCGGCCAACCGTCCGGACGTGTTGGAGAAGGACAACGTGGGTCGAGTATTCAACACCGAGTTCCGCATCAGCAAGAATACTGGCAAGCTTCTGAGTGAGCTTTGGATTGACCCTGAGCGAGCAGACGAAGTCAACAAGCGGGTAATGGAGATCTTCAACGCTGGTGAGAAGATGGAGGTTTCTACAGGAATGTTCATCGATCTTGTAGAGGAGGAAGGAGAGTGGAACGGTGAAGAGTATGAAGCGATCGCAACAAACATCCGACCTGATCACCTCGCCCTGCTCCCCGATGGTCTTGGCGCATGCAGTTGGGAAGACGGAGGAGGAGCACCGCGAAACAACGCCGCAGCTTTTGACGACAACAGATCCAAAGAAGAAGGAGGAACACGTATGAAGGTAACTGGGGCGATGCTTTCCCGTATCGCTAACGGAGAGACGCCCATCGCGACAAACGAACTAAGCTTCAGCCAAGTCCATCAGGCTCTCCTGTCCTTGTTGAGAGACGAGGCTAATGAGAACAAGCCACCCAACGCTCCTTATGAGTATTCGTACGTTGATGAGGTGTATGAAGGCTACTTTGTCTATTCTGTTGAGAAAGACGGAAAGATGAAGTTCTTCAAGCGTGGGTACAGCGTGGACAAGGCAACGGACGAAGTTGCTCTTGCAGACAAGTCCGTAGAAGTGAAACGTCAGGTGTCTTATGTTCCGGTCACCGGCAGTAACGATAGCGGTAGCCCGATGGCTACCAATAACAGAGGAGAAGAAAGCATGAAGGAACGTGGTGCAAAGATTGATACCCTGATCGAAGCGGGTATCTACAACGAAGAGCAGCGTGAAGGACTCACCGCTCTTGAGGACTCGGTGTTTGATCCGATCTTCGCTCTCCATGAGGAAGCGACGAAGGATACGACTCCTGCGCCTGAAGAGCCCAAAGATCCTGAGACGCTGGAAGCGGCTGTCGAGGCCACTCCGGAAGAGTTCCGTGGCGTGATCAACGAGGGTCTTGAGCTTCGCAAGGAGCAACGGACAGCGATGATCGCCGACCTGACAGCAAACGACGCCTGTGAGTTCACAGCGGAAGAGCTGGAAGGCAAGAGCACGACTGAGCTGACGAAGCTGTCGAAGCTCTGCAAGAAAGAGGAAGCTCCTGCGCCTGAGAACAACACGCAGAAGGGCGACTACAGTCTGCAGGCTCCTGCTGGTAGCCCGACAGACAACGGTAAAGAAGAAGCTCTCAGTTCGCCGACGTTGAACTGGGACGAAGATAAATAGGGATCGTCAATCCTATAAGCAACAAAGGAGGATATAATGGCACACAGGACGATCATTGCAAAGCAGATTGGTGACATGGCTCAGATCGAGCGCGTCGCCGCAGCCGCACTGAATCCGGGACACGTTCTCGAACTCACAGCGGCTAACAAACTCCAGAAGCACAGCTCGGCTGGCGGGAACGTAGTCCCCTTGGTCGTGGCAATCGAGGATGCACTGCAGGGGAAAGAAGTTTCTCAGGCTTATGCAGCCGCCGATGTGGTTCGGGGTTGGGTCCCTCGTTCAGGTGACGAGGTTGTCGTAGTACTGAAAGACGGTGAGAACATTGCCATTGGTGACGTTGTCGAGTCAGCCGGTACTGGTGAAGTGCAGGAACACACGCCGGACGCGGATGATTCCGCTGGTGACGTGACCACGATCTATTCAAACCAGATCTTGGGTACTGCTCTTGAGGCGCTGGATCTTTCTGATTCAAGCGGTGCCGATCCGTCGAGCCGCCTGTTGAAGATTCTGGTGGCATAACCAAGGGAAAAAGGAAAGGAGCATTTGGATATGGATATTCAGATTAACTCGCTATTCAAAGGAGTAGCACACGGGAGTGTCGCATCTCGCCTCATGGCAGATGGGATGAATGTAAACGCCGCTCGTCCTTGGATTGGTGATGACGGTATGGTGTATGTCAATCGCGGCGGTGTCGCGGTTCCTGCGCCTACAGTCAACGCCACTCTGCGTAAGGATGAGTGGAAGCAGTACGACGAAGCCCTGCTGATGGTTACGAAGCAGCGTCTAGTCGGTGTCGCCGGTATCATGCGCCGTGGTCTTGTCTATCGTATCGCCAACGGTCTGGGAACGACCGTACTGGAATACGAGGATATGAGTGACCTCAACGACGCCGAGATGGCGATGGACGGTGTGACTCGTGGAACCAACGACCGGCCTGAGTTCGATATGAACTACCTGCCGCTCCCGATCATCTTCAGCGACCTACAGCTGTCGATTCGTGAGCTTCAGGCATCTCGTACGACTGGTCGCGCATTGGACACCACGCAGATCGAGGTGAAGGGCCGTAAGATCGCTGAGAAGATGGAAACGATCTTCTATCAGGGTGCGAGTGGTTATGCCTTCGGTGGCGGAACCATCCGTGGTCTCTGCGATCACCCAAGCCGTAACACCGTGACGCTGGCAACCGACTGGGCAGACTCTGCTGCAGACGGTGAAGCGATCCTGGATGACGTTCTTGCTATGAAGCAGGAGCTGATTGATGCTGGATACTACGGTCCGTTCATCCTTGACATCCCGTCCAACTGGGAAACCAAACTGGACGACGACTTCAAGGCCAATAGCGACCGCACGATCCGTGAGCGCATCGAAGCTGTCTCCGGTATTGCTGAAGTCAAGGTTGCGGACAAGCTGACCGCTTCCAACGCTGTAATGTATCAGGCTACCTCTGACGTGGTTCGTCAGGTTGAGGCTCTGCCTGTTACTACGGTCCAGTGGGACGAGGCCGGTGGAATGATCACGAAGTTCAAGATCATGACCATCAGCGTTCCGCAGATTCGCAGCGATCAGGAAGGCAACAGCGGCGTCTGCCACTTGGCTGCGTAACACAACTCTGTGCTGGGGTAACCACTCCCCAGCATTTTCTTAACTTAACCAAAGTGAGGTCTGAGAGATGAAGGTAATGAAATTCAAGATACATGCCGGAAGGCATAGTGAACGCGGCGGTCGCAACCGTCGTTTTGTGGCTGGGGACGTGTTTGAGTCTGACAAGGATCTGGTGGCGATCTTCGGAGAGAAGTTTGAACGCCTGCCGGATGACGCTAACGTGCCCACCAAGAATCGAATTGAAGCAGCGGAAGATGTGTTAGTTGAAAAAGAGGTAACACTTGATCCTGACAGCGAGGACGAGCCGGACGTAAGTGATGACGACGACCCAGACCAGAAGGACGACGACGTTCTGCTGAAGGTTCGCATCGAGCGCAAGGGATCACGATACAGCATCGTCCGTACAGACACAGACGAGAAGCTCAACGAGAAGGGACTGACCAAGACAAAGGTAGCAGAGATGCTGGACGTGCTTGGTTCAGTTGAGATTGTGTCAGACGACCGAAAGTAGAAAGAAAAATGATGTCACCTGATCGCTCACATTGGAAAGTGCCAGCCATTTGGAAAGACCGCACGGTCGTTATCATTGGCGGTGGCCCTTCTGTAGCACAGCTAGATTTAGATGCAGTGTTAGGGAAACCGGCGAGAGACTTTCGTGTACTAGGGTGTAATGACGCTTACATGCTGGGCGATTGGGTGGATCTTTGCTACTTCGGAGACTACGACTGGTATCACAGCACTCATAGAGATGACGGTCGTGTTCATCGTGAGGTGTTGCTGAAAGAGTTTAAGGGAGAGATAGTGACCTGTTCAAAGAAGCTTGTACTGGACGATCAGGTGAAGCAGCTTCGTCGTATAGGAAACTCTCTTCAGAATCAAGGTGCTCGGATCGGTTGGTTCCGCAATACCGGAGCCAGTGCAGTGAACCTAGCACTGAGGATGGGTGCCGCAAAGGTAGTGCTGGTGGGTTTTGATATGACCTGCAAAGAAGACCCCAAGGCGTCAGAAGATGAACGACGTAAGCGGGTCCGACTCGGGACACAGAACGCCAAGCCGATGAACCGCGTGCAGCGTTATCAATACAACAAGGCGAAAGGGCTTGTTGCCAACTGGCACCCTAATTATAAGAACTATCCGAAGCCAGATCGTTTACAGAACATCTTCCTCCCCATGTTTGAGAGGATAAGTGTTCAAGTCAAAACAGTCTTCCCTGAAGCAGAGATCCTCAACGCCACAGAGGGCAGCGCCATCAAGTGCTTCCCGTTTGTCAGTTTGGAGGAAGTGCTATGATTTCATGTCCGTCATGTGGATCCAATCAGAGAACAGAGACTACGAACGTGTCGTGGCCTTTCCCTGTTTCTATCTGCAACTTTTGCAAGATCACCTATCAACACGGAGCACCTTCGGTCAGAGAGCTAGAGACTCTGTACAAAGACTCCTACATTCAGGAGCAGTACACTCACACTATGAAGCAGGACAAGGAGACTGCCAAGAAGAGATTGAAGCACTACAACTTTAAGTCTGGCACGAGAGTGCTTGATGTCGGTGCTGGTATAGGTGCTTTTGTTCACGAGGCTAGGAAGCTTGGGATAGATGCTTGGGGGGCAGAGCCCAGTACCGCTGTCAACAACAAGTACATCTACAACGGCTATCTGGATGAGATAGGCTTCCCGACTCAATCATTTGACGTGATCACGTTGCACGACGTGGTAGAACACTGCCCGGACATCACTGCTCTGTTGAAAGAGTGTGAACGGATCGTAGTCGACGGTGGCTTGATCTACGTTGAGATCCCAAATGTGTGGAATCAGGCAGGACACAAACACCGTAAGCCTGAACACCTGTGGTTCCCCATGGAGGAAGACGCTATCCGGTACATCGAGCACATCTCGGGATTTAAGCTACACAAACGATACTTTCCAATCAAGGGCAAGATGCTGTTGAGCTTTACTATTAAGAAGGCAGAGCCAGTCTCGATCCTAGTCCCTCCCGGAATCGGTGATGCGTACTGGAGCATGGTGAAGCTTCCCGGCTTCCTCAAAGAGAAAGGGATAGTCAACCCACACGTCTACATCTCCTCTCCCAACAACGGAAGAGACCGCTGTCACGCCTTTCTCAACCGTATCCCTATCGCCTACGCTGCCGGCTACAAGAAGCACAGCACCAAGTCTCCAGAGTTTCAGGAGGCTTACGTTGCAGATGGCCGGACGGTGTTTGAAGACGTAGCTGAGTGTGACTACTTCTTTGCGTACAATGGGATCATGCGATTCGGTAAGAGTATCGACGCGGTTGATCCACAGTATCCAGCTGAGTGGTTCCCGAGAATCTTCATCAACAAGAAGGAGCAGGAGTATCAACAGAAGCTGCAGAAGAAGTACGGCTCTTATCTTGTCGGATACTTTGTCAACGCAGGTATGTACAGCCACTGGCTGGAAGAGTTCCCAGTTGAGCAGATTCACAAGACCAACGTCCTACTGTGCAAGAAGCGTGGCTGTAAGATGCTGCTGATCGGAGCCAAGTGGGACAAGGAAGGTGTCAACGATCAGCTGAAGAAGCTGGATAAGGAAGACATCTATGTAGACCTCACCGGCAAGACCGACTTAGATCAATGTTTTGGACTGCTTCGTGGTGCCGCCGGAGTTGTGGGATTCCCAAGCGGCATCACGATAGTGTCCACCGTGTTCAAGGTTCCAACCCTAATGTTGTGGAACCAGTACTTCCATACTGGCTTCTGGCACAACGCTGTCCCTCCGCAGGCTCTCTTCAACTGGTATCAGATGGTAGACACAGCCACTACCTCGCCAGAAGAGATTCTGGACCGGTTAGAGTCAATCAGAATCCCACTGGAGGATGACAAGCGGACAGGACTGTATTGGAATGTCCACACTCGGGCACCCAAGCGCAAGGAAGATCCATTTTCAAAGGTGGATCCAAAGCTGCAGAAGCAGATCAAGAAAAACAATCCTTCCTTAGTTCGTCATTACAAGGACATCAAGGGCAAGCCTCGCAGGAAGAGCGGCCCTACAGGAAGGGACGTTGCGAAGCAGATCATAGTGGCTACTGTTCTCAGGTCAGGTGGGGACTTCAACGAGTCCCACGCTATACGCTTTCACAACAACGTTCGCAGGCTGATGGAGAACGTAGAGATTCGCTGCCTTACAGACTCGTCTTATACGGCAGAGAAATTGGGTTGCGATGTAGTCGTGCCTTTAGAGCGTAAGGATTGGAGAGGCTGGTGGAGTAAGATTGAATTATTCCGACGAGATGTAGGGCTGTGCAAAAATGATGTACGGGCAATCTATTTCGATTTGGATACCATCCTCGTCGACACGGTGGATGAGTTGACCACCTCTCCGTTGAAGTTTGCGATGTTGCATGGTTTCAAGCATCCGGAACGCAAGGCCAGCGGGATCATGGCTTGGCAGGGAGACTACAGCAAGATCTACAAACGATTGGCGTCCCAACTCCCTCCGTCTACAAAGCAGTGGGATCAGGTGTTCATCGCTGACAGCTTGGAGAAGGACTATCACAAGCCACAAGTGATTCAAGACATACTGAGAGTGGCAAGCTTCAAGAACGACTGCAACGGAACCAGACCGAAGAACACTCAGGTGATCTGCTTCCACGGTACACCCAGACCGTGGCATGCTACTGAAGATTGGGTGGTAAAGGAGCTTCAGAAAGATGCGTGATCCAATTTTAA